AGTGAACTCTTTTTGCCCAGCCTACATGGAATGCATCAAACAGCTTGAATGGTGGGACGTCGAGCAAGCCAGTCTCTTCGGCAACGAAAGCAAGCAGTCGGTCAGAGACAGGGCAAACCGTGCGGCCTTTCCTATTCCATCAAGACGTGTGGGTCGTGGACATAAGATCGTGGTCCATCGCGACAGTTATCTCGAAGATCTATTCGCAACCAAGGAGGAGGACAACTAATGGACCCCTACATCGCACTCATCATGCTCATTGTAACCGTCGCATTCGTAGCGAACATATATTCGCAGTAGTCGGGAATCGAAATGCCACTAATCGACTTAACGGGTCAGAAGTTCGGAGAACTCACGGTTTTGGAACGTGCCGGATCAACACGATACAGCGGTAACGCCCGATGGTTATGTCGGTGCAAGTGCGGATCGGTTATTAAAGTTGGGTCAGGTGAGTTGCGTTCTGGACACTCGAAATCTTGCGGGTGCTCGCGACCCAATCGTGGGTGCAGAGGCGGACACAGTGACGACCCCCTCGGCTATATCAACCATCGTATATATCGAATTTTTTCAGGTATGCATAAAAGGTGCTCGAACAGTAACGAACAAGCCTACAAAAATTATGGTGGGCGTGGTATATCGGTCTGCGCCGAGTGGCAGGCTTTCAAGCCCTTCATGGAGTGGTCTTTGGCGAATGGATATACAGAAGCCCTAACACTGGATCGTATTGACAACGATGGCAACTACGAACCGTCAAATTGTCGATGGGCGACGATAAAAGAACAAGCGAACAACAGACGGACCAATACTCATATCGAAGTAGATGGAGCCACACATACTATTGCCGAATGGTCAGAAAAAACGGGAATTTGCGCGAGCACAATCAGGAATCGTCTAGATCGAGGGTGGAGTGGACACGACTCTGTTTCTAGGCAAGTTATGAGCAACCAATGCTAGAGAGGATATGTTCTCCAAGGCGGTGCGTGTACCTCAAGTACATGATGGCTGATCTAAGACAGGTGTGGTGCTTTTCTCGTCGGCCCGCCGTCTTGTAGAGCATATCGAAAGGAACCAAATGAAGTACCGAGTCAAGCACGTACTAGCCGACGGAAGAGAACTCGACTCACTTGACGGATATATCGTCAAGAGATCGAGCGCAACTGAAGGGGTATATCGATTAGCAGAACGATTGATTAGAGAAGGAGAAAAACGTGCAAGCGACACTGTGTGATTTCAAGTTAGAGGACGGAAGCCTATGCAAGGAAGAAGGCGCAAAGACCTACAAGCTGGTTAGACCGGGCAGAGGCAGTACGCTGGCAGAGGAGACGCTACACGCGCATCTATGTGACAAGCACGGAGCGCTATGCGAGGACACGTTCTTCTCAGCACCTTCGGTAGCAAGAGCCGATACGACGTTTAACGCTATCGGAGCAGGAGAGCTGATCGAGCCATCAGAGGCGATCGTTGACCCTCAGTTCCTACGCGCTACCGAACAGGTACAGGCGATGCACGATGAGCTCGCTGACGATCTCAGGGGAGTTCTCAATGTCTAGCCTGAGGATCAAAAGGGACAAGATAGATTATCTGGATTCTAAGAGTAAAGCTACCTCCGCCAAGAAAGTAGCTCCCCGCAATTATACCATCCCGCGACATACAGCGCTACCGGCAGACGGTGACGCACTTATGCGTACGATCATAGCTTGGACGCTCCTTATCGGTCTGCTCGTCCTCTTAGCCATCGCACTATACGCTTGCGTGGTGAGTCGCTGATGGCACACATCAAAGACTGCGTGCACTACGGTACGGTTCGCGGCATCGGTCCGATGTGTCATGCGCACGACGCGGTCGTGTTTGACTGTCGCAGGTGCAAAGACTACCGAGTGCTTCAGCGTGAGAGAGTCAAGACGCAGCAGATGCGACTTGGTGCCATCGACGCAGGAGAGGTAGTCAAACTTGAGATGCTAATCAAGTCCAAGAGACGCTACAACCTTGTCCGCGCACTCTATGAAGCCAACGGCTGGGTATCGAATAACTACCTATCAACCGAATCGGTCGCGGGTCGAGACGGACGTAAAAGATGCTCAGAGCTGCGTAAGCAAATGGGCGATAGCTTTATCGAGTCTCGACCCGATCCGAACCCGGCTGTCAATAGCTGGCAATACAAACTATCAAATCAAGCGAGAGAGATCGTACGTCTCGCACTGGAAGGGAAAGTCGCATGAGCTATCACAAGATATGGCACGCGGTGAAAAACCCACCGCTTGACTCTACCAACCCTCACTACAAAAGCAAGTTCTCAAGCCTTGAGGCTGTCGAGAAGGTCATTCGTGAGGCAACCCCTGATGGGGAGGCTGTTATCTGCGCACCGCGCTTCTACGACGGCGTGTGTGTGTTCGTCGTCACTCATATCCAAGAGGATGGCGCAAGCGAGATACTGCTCGAACTCCCGGTCAATCTACCGACCGACCCGCAAAAGGTACTGGCGTTTATTACCTACATGAGACGTGGGTGCCTGTGCGCTGCGCTAGGGATCGTGGGCGAGGAAGATGACGATGGTAATACCGCAGCCGGAGTAGGTGAGAAAAAGCATCCCAAAGACCTCACTGCGAAACAAGCTGAACTGTCAGAAGCACTGATTGATACCGCAAGGAAACATGAGGTGACCGTCAAAGCCCTGACGACACTTGTCACTATGGAGTTTGGACCGAGTCCAAGAGACTACAGCGACGCCGAGTGCCAAGCCGCTGTTTTGTGGCTTCACGAGTGGGACGGTGAGGCATGATGGGCGACTCACTGTTTGAGCTGTCAAGCAAGTACAACGATCTGATGGGGCTGCTTCTCTCAGGAGAGATCGACGAGGACACGTTTGCAGACACCGCAGAAAGTATCCACGACGTAATCGAGCTGAAAGCCGATTCATACGCTTGGATGGTGAGAGACATCGAGGGCAGGATCGATACGATCGATAAAGAGATCAAGCGCCTGCAAGCCTTGAAGAAAACACATACCAACGCCAAAGCAAGGCTCTACTCGATGATGGAGTGGGCTCTGAGCGCTCTAGGCAAGCGAGAGCTTAGGACGCAGACCAATTGGTGGAAGTTCCGCAGATCCGGAGGTAAGCAGCGGATGTGGGTCAACGAAAACGTTGATCTGTCCCAACTGCCGCAATCCTACATACTGACCGAGTACACCATCGACAAAGAAGCGGTACGCGCCGATCTGGAACGTGGCGTCGACCTACCGTTTGCCGGACTGTGTGAGCGCACCGAGACGTTGAGGCTATCGTGAGGGAGTTCTTCGTCGCCATGATCCCGACAGGTAAGGAGCGCCCACGCAAAGCCGCTGGCGGAGGCTTTTACACGCCACCTAAGACCCGTGACGCTGAGAACTACATTGCAGACTGCTACCGGGTAGCCTGCATAGGCAAGCAGCCCTATACAGGGCAGGTAAGCGTTCACATCGACGTGTTCAAGCCACTCCCGCAAAAGTCACGGGCAGAGGCATATCAGCCGTTTACCTGCAAACCCGACATCGACAACTGCGCGAAGCTGGTGCTTGACGCGCTCAACGGTGTAGCCTATCTCGACGACTCGCAGGTAAACGTGCTCTCCATCGTAAAGCACGACCGGGAAAGAGATCAGGTAGCGGGTTTCGGTGTCAGGTTGGATAGTCCGCATGAATGAGTATCAGCTAGCCATGATGGACGCACCTTCACTGGCTCCCGGTCACTGCGTAGTATGTCGCAGAGCTCACTGCATGGGCTTTCTCACCCGCCACCACGTCGTGCCACGCTCACAGGGTGGAGCAAAGGGTCCTACGTTGCATCTATGCGGTCATGGCACCATCGGCTGTCATGGACTGGCTGAAGGCGTCTCCAAGTACCGTAAAAACGATCCAAACGACGTCAGGCTGTACCGTCTGTACTTTCGCTACACGGATCGCTGGGAGTACCTCGAAGTCGCCAAACCCTACGTCAAGTATGAGACGGCGCTCGAGTCGTCAGGTTGGGAGCCGTGCCATGGGAGGTAGCGATGACAAATAAGAAGGATATCGGTTCATGGTTTCGGGCATCTGTGAACTTCGTACGCGACAAGGCGGTTATAGCCCTGACCGGACACCATAAAACAGGGGACAGCATCATCGCCGCAGGGACCATGTGGTTTATCGTCGCCAAGAGCTACGAGCTTGATTCCGAGGGTGTTCTCACGACGGCTGAAGCCTATGGCGCGTTTCCCCGTTCGGTCACGAACAAAGAGGTTTCGACCGCTTTGGCGATCATCGAGCAATGCGGGTTCGTCACCGTCACCAGTGAATATGTGACCATCCGACAGTACCGAAAATGGCAGACGACAGGAAGCGAGAGAAGCGAGATTGCACGCAAAGCAGCAGAGGCACGATGGGATGCTAGAAGCAATGCTTAAAGCATGCTACGAGCATACCTACAGCATGCTAGTAGCACCTTTTATGCAATGCGTAAAGTATGCCTATTACAGAGTACAGAGTACAGAGTACAGAGTATACAGGGTTTATACCTTATCCCAAATGAAACAAACACACTCTCTAACTACTAACTACCAAGTGACAGTAGGTACAGGGTTAGAGGCGGGAAAGGAAAGTTTGTGAGTGACGATTACAAAATGATTAAGGGCTTCGTTCTCTCAAAGCTGGGAAGCAGCGAACAAGCGTATCAGATGATCGCACTGCTCGAGTCGACCAAGTGGGGAGCTCTCTATCCCGATCTGTTCTACGACTGGCTCAAGAAATACTTCGACTCGATCACGTATGGCAACTACTTGCTCCAAGAGGTCGAGAAAAAGATCGTCGCGTTCGACTCGTATGCCGCTGAACGCCAAGAGGACGAACGGCGTGCAAGTCCGGTTCACGAATCCGCCAAAACGTGGAAGTGCCAACGGTGCGGATACTACGAGGAAATACTCACCCCGATCTGTTCGTTGTGCGTTGCGTCCGTTGAAAGCGGGGATCACCAACCGCTTGCCAAAAAGGACGTTCTACTTGCCATGAACCCCGATGCTTATCCCGAGCAAAAGACCAGACTGCTTGAGCAGTACGCCACATTCGAGGTGGGGCAATGAGCGACAAACTGGAAACAACACTTGAAGACGCGCATCTTCTCATGGTCGAAGTTATCAGCGCGATGGAATCGTTGGAGATCATCAACACCGACATCTTTGAGCTTAGAGCTTCAGGTGTACCCAGGCATGAAGCGTCAAGAGCCTACAGTGCATCGTGTGAGCTCTTCGACAGTATGGTCAAGCTGATCGCAGAATTGGAGAAAGACAATGAGTGACACCGTAACACTGGGAGACGGCTCGGTAGCCAAAGTAGGCGATAAAGTCATAGGATACCCGATCAAGCATACGACTAGCACGATCATCGGTATACACGTAGCAAGAAAACTATGGCTACTCGATGCGTCCGGCTTCTATCGCACCGGCGATGCACGCATCTATCAACCCTACACCGAACCCGATAGCTGGGAGAAGCTAGAAGCTGAACTAGTCGAAGCCGCGAATAAAATGGCATGCGCTACGTGCATGCAGTTTCTCGGTAAAAGGTGTAGCTCCATCCCCCATTGCTCCACATGGGCAGAGGTAGTCATCTCCAGAGCCAAGGCATTGGGAGGAGTTAGCAATGACTAAAGCGATAGTACAAGTAGAAATGCCGGCGCGTTGTTGTAAGGGCAAGCCATTTACCGTTGAATGCGAGTTAGTTTACCTCGACAAACAACGAGCTAAGCGATGCTACGCAACAGGATTATTGGTCGGTGACTACTTCAATTCAAGACACCCTGAGTGTCCATTGGTTGAAATGACCGGGAAAGGTGAGAACTTATGACCGAACTAAAGCCATGCCCATTCTGTGGCGGTGAAGCGCACATATACCCAGATGATCCTAACTTCGCAAAAACTTGGTTCTACGTCGAGTGTATCGACTGCCACGCTAACAGCAAGCTTTGCAAGACAAAGCAAGGAGTTATCGAGGCATGGAACAGACGCGAGGGAGCCAAGAATGGCTAAAGGACAAGCACTTCTCGACGCATATGACTATGCCCATGGGCGCATGGATTATGCCGTGACCACCTCCGCCCCAACAGAAGAGAAGGTGAAGCGTGGCAACGCGCTCAAGGAAGCACGCCAAGCCGTCATAGACGCAATCGACAACCCGCCAGCGCGGACGTGCAAGTGGTCGCAAGATGGATACTACGATGAAGATAACGGGAAATGGAATACGTCCTGTGGTGAATCGTTCTATTTATCCGATGGTACGCCTAACGAAAATAGCATGAAGTTTTGTCCTTTTTGCGGGGCACGTATAGAGAGCGAGGACTGATGAGCAAAGGTCACCCAAAATGCCGATATTACCGACGCTGTCCATACCGTGATGTGCGCTGGCAAATGACTGACGCTGAATTGTTCGAGCAACGAAGTTTGTACCATCACAACATTACCAGATGCAAAGACTGCAAACATTATCGTACATGGTACATTGATTGTGACGTGTGCGAAAAGATACCGGTAACTGACTTTCACGAATCTGCTGAGGTAGAACCTGATTTCTTTTGCGCCTATGGAGAGAGGGATAGCTGATGACAGACCTATGTGACACCTGCACGGATCTCCCACAATGTCTGCGGAATAAAGTGCAAATGCCAAAGACTGAATGTACGCGATATAGGGGGGCTCGCAAGCAGACCAATTTTCAGCGGATCACGGCAAACCCCGAGGCACTCTGGGGTGGACTGTCACAAATGAGGAGTAGGTGCTGGAGGTGCGGGAAGACCAAAGGGGACGACGCCGTCTGCGACGGTTGTAGGAGATCGTGGCTGGAGTGGCTAGAGGGCGAGGCTGACGACCAATAGAAAGACGACCTGAACGGTCGCCCCTCTGGTAGTGCTTGTCCAAGCACATTCTATCAGAAGGAGCGGCATGGGTGCTAAGTACGATCTACAGCTGGCGTGTAAAGCCCAAGAGGCGGTCGATGCCTTGACCGATACGGCACAAAGCCTTATGGCTACCCGAGACGCTGTGACCTCCATCATCACCAAAGCAGGACCGGTCACCTCATCGTCGGTCATTGACAGGATGCAGACAGCCTCGGCAGAGTTCGACGAGACGATCGATGAAATAGCCCTCCAGTGCGCCATCTGTCACTCGAAGATGGATGATGCGCTCCATTGGATAGAGATGCTCAGAGATGACCGTCACAAAGCAGTACTCACCCACCGCTATATCAACGGCAGGAGCATGGACCAGGTAGCGTGGCGCATCCACTTCACCAGACGACATACCTACCGTATTCATGATGAAGCTCTCGCGCTGCTTGGAGATCCGCAACCGGTACGTGATGAGGAAGATGAAGACGAATAAAGCTGAACATGTCACAAAATGTCACACTTTTCTGTGATATCGTGTAATCAGTAGTTTAGACGAACCGCCACCAGGCGGTTTTTTCATGACATGGTGTGGCGTACAGACAAAGCTTCTTCCAAACACATAATCCATACCACCTTTCGAGCATAGACTTCCCTGTACGCCACATCGCCCCCCAAGGAGGTAGCAGCGTGGCTTTGACCGCTAAACAACAAGCGTTCTGCATCGAGTATGCTACCTGTGGGATAGCGACCCTTGCTGCCGAGAGGGCGGGTTATAAGAGCCCCCGAAGCCAAGGATCACGCCTGTTGACAAATGCTGATGTCGTCGCTCATATCAAACGCGTCCAAGACGAATTGTCGACAGCCAAGATCCTGACCGCCAAACAGCGTCAGGTCATCCTCTCGGATATTGCCAATTCCGTCGGGTATCGCAACAATGCAGATCGCATCAAGGCAATCGACACGCTTAACAAGATGACCGGAGAGTACCTGACCAAGGTCGAGGCAACGGTCAACACCAACGGAAAGATAAATGAGCTGATAGCCGCCGTTCGAGGTTGATATGGCAACCATCAGACTCAGTGAGAAGTACTGTGACTTCATGCGGCACTCAGGCTCGCGCCTCGAGGTCTTGGAAGGCACCACACTTTCAGGTAAGACCACGGTCGGCATCATGAAATTCATCATGCTGGTCGCCGAATCAGACAAGACCCAGCACGTACTGGCGGGAAACGACCTAGGCACGATAGAGTCCAACATCATCAACGCAGACAACGGTCTGCTCGATGTGTTCGACGGTGACGCGGTCTATTTCGCCAACGGCTCAGGAAACATCACGCGCCCTCATATCGCGCTGAACTGTTCGGGGGTGCGCAAGACCATCTACGTGGTCGGCTATGACACCGAAGCGCGTTGGAAAAAGATACTGGGCTCTCAGTCCGGTTGCATCTACATCGACGAGATCAACATTGCCAACATCCGATTCGTCAGGCAAGCCATGATGCGCAGCGACTACGTGATGGCAACGCTTAATCCTGACGACCCGTCACTGGCGGTCTATACCGAATACATCAACCGGTGCCGCCCCATCGAGAAGTACCAAGACGATGGACCCGCCGAGCTGCTGAGGATGCTTGACGGCGAGCCGATGGACGGCTATACGTGGTGGTATTTCAGCTTCGAGCACAACGACGGGGTGGCAGAGTCGGAGAAGGAGCACAAGCGCACCAGCCAGGTACCGGGTACCAAAGAGCACAAGAACCTCATCTTGGGACTTCGTGGACGCGCCACGGGGCTGGTGTTTTCAAACTTCGACAGGAACAAGCATGTTGTCAGTGCCGAAGAGGCGGCTGCACACGTCGGAAGCGATGTGGACCCGTTCGTTGTCTTTACTGCAGGACTGGACACCAGCTACTCGCAAAAGAGCGCGGACACCATCGCGTTGGCGTTTGTCGGTATCACGGCATCAGGCATCAAGTACACGCTTGACGAGAAGACCTACAACAACCGCGACATGGATGTGCCACTGGCACCATCGGATACCGTCACGCGCTTCATCGAGTTTTTGGAGCGCAACAGACAGACCTGGGGCTTTGCTCGGCACGTCTATATCGATAGTGCGGATCAGGCAACGATAACCGAATTCGCCAAGTACAAGCGCAACAGCGCCTGCATATACGACTTCATACCCAGCTATAAAAAGACCAAGAACGTGGACCGCATCATCATGGAGCGCGGTTGGCTCCAGGCAGGTCACGCCTTCGTGGTCAAGACCTGCAAAGACGCAATCGCCGAGAGGGAGTCCTACTCATGGCGCGAGGATAAAGACAATGAGCCCGAAGACGGCAACGACCACATGATACAGGCCGACCAGTACGCCTGGTTGCCCTACAAGTCCAAGATCGGAGACAACAGTGTGGATAACAGAGAGGATACGGGACATGGCTAGGTCATTTCTCAAGATAGACGACCCCAGCACCTCTCGTATACAGATTCAAGGTGCTCTTACACACGATGCCGAGATGTTTCGAGACTACGTGTGGTCGCGTGGCAATCCCACCGAGCTCAACGAGCTATTCTCACAGCTCAGCTCCAACATGCATACGTTTTGGGGGGCCAAAGGATCACTGGCCATCCGCAAGATGCATACCGGACTGCCACGCATCATCATCAACAAACTGGTCGACATCACCGTTGCCGATCTGAACGGCATCACGGTCAACGACCCGGACAAAGTCGATGACGAGGCACAGCTCTCGAGACAACATGAGCTCTGGGAGGCGATCGCGACAGAAAACGATTTCATGCGTATAGCGAAACGCTCGACCAAGAAGGCTCTTGCCCTCGGTGACGGCGCGTTCAAGCTGACGTATGACCCCGATATCTCCAAGCTACCGATCATTGAATTTTACGGTGGCGACCGGGTTGATTTCATCTACAAGAAAGGCAGACTGACAGAGCTGGTCTTTTACAGCAGCTACAAAGTCAAGGACAAGGTCTACGAGCTTGCCGAGCACTACGGCTTTGGCTACATCAACTACCGCCTCACGCATGGTGGCAAGGAATGCGAACTTGCCCGGGTGCCCGATCTGGCACAACTGGTCGACCTGACCTTTGATGACTCGTACATCTTCGGTGTGCCCTACGTGATATTTGAGACCGACCGTGACGACGCAGAAGGAAGAGGTCAGTCGATCCTTGCTGGAAAGAGCGATGCGTTCGACGCACTCGATGAGTCTATCTCGCAATGGTGGCAAGCGCTTCGAGACGGCAGGACGCGTGTCTATATCCCTGACAACCTCCTGCCACGCGACCCAAACGGCGGTACGATACTCAAGCCGAACCCGTTTGACAATGCCTACATTGCGCTAGGCTCGAACATGCAGGAGACGGGAGAGGACAAGGTCTCAGTCGTCGAGCCCCAGCTTCAGACCGACAAATACCTCGAGTCCTACATCACCGCACTCGACCTCTGCCTGGAAGGGCTGATCAGTCCCTCGACGCTGGGCATCGATGTCAAAAAGCTCGATAATGCCGAGGCACAGCGCGAGAAGGAGAAGACCACGCTGTATACCCGCCAGGCGATCGTAGACGCGCTCGGCGAGGTGATCGCCTCACTGGTAGCCACAACGCTTCAGTTCGCGGCAGTGCTCAATAGTGTCACGCCTGAGGCTGTCGTGGTCGATGTACAGTTCGGCGAGTATGCCAATCCCAGCTTCGAGGCACAGGTTGAGACACTGTCAGATCCCAATACCCCGATGAGCATCGAGGCACGTGTCGACGAGCTCTACGGCGATAACAAGACCCAGGAGTGGAAGGATGGCGAGGTCGATCGCATCAAGGCCGAGAGAGGACTTGGCGGCGTCGGTGAGTCCGCGCTAGAGCAAGATTATGGCTCAATCAGCGTATGACATCCGACGAGCCTTCCAAGCAATAGAAAAAGAGCTCATAGCCTCGATGATGCGCAACATGGGCGGTCATCGCGACTGGGAGCTCTCAGAGGGCTTTGACTGGACGATGTGGCAGGTCGAACAACTTGCCGCGATGCAGCGGTACCGACTGGAGAACTACCACCGCTTCGGCAAGCAGTTTAGCGACATCAACAAAGAGATCGCCGAGAGTATCAAGAGGGCGTATGCCGCCGGTGGGTTTGACCAGGAGGCGCAGATACTACAAGCCATCGCCAAAGGCTTTCGACCACCGAGAACCGCCCTGACAGGCGATGATTCGCTCGGAGGAGCGTTTTTCGGGGTCAACCACCGCAAGATGGACGCGTTGCTTCAAGCCACCATGCACGACATGGAGATCGCCGAGACATCGATGCTGAGAATGGCTGATGACCAGTACCGGCGCATCGCCTTTAACGCGCAGGTATATGCCAACAGCGGGGCAGGAACGCTTCACCAAGCCATCGATATGGCCTCACGTGCGTTTCTCGCCGCCGGTTTTAACTGCATCGAGTACAAGAACGGGGCACGTGTCGGCATCGATGCCTACGCCGAGATGGCTATACGCACCGCCAACAAGCGTGCCTACCTTCACGGAGAAGGTGCAAAGCGTCAAGAGTTCGGTGTGACAACGGTCGTCGTACATGGTCGCGTGATGGCGTGTCCGTCGTGTATGGACTGGGTCGGTCGCGTCTACATCGACGATGTGTGGAGTGGCGGCACCGCCTCCGATGGGGACTACCCCATGCTCTCAGAAGCTATCGAGGGCGGTCTGTACCACCCTAACTGTCAGGATATCCACTCGACTTACTACGAGGGTATCTCAGCTGAACCAAAGCCTCCAACAGAGGAGGAGAAGGCTGAGGCTGTTCGCAAGTACGAGGAGACTCAGAAGCTCCGAACCGCCATGCGGAGAGAACAGCGTTGGGAACGTACCGAGAGCGGAAGCCTGACACCAGAGAATAAACGACATGCTATCGCGCATAAAAAGCTTTCGCATCAACGCGTTATAGAGCTTGACACTGATGGTCTTCTGCCGAGAAAGAAGGAAGAGGGGAATATCTTTACTGGAGAGGGGATGTCGTTTTCGGCTGAACCGGAACTTGAAAAAATGAAGAATGAGTTTCCTGGATTCATAAGTCCGAATGTGGTTATTGATGATATCGGCAGTAGACTTGGTGGCATCTATGATCCCACGACGCACACGGTAACATTGGGCACACACCCGGATAGTCTTGCCGCTAAGAAAGAAAGCGCGAGACAGTATGCAAAGGGATATTGGTCTACGCCAGATCCTCGAGGAACGATTTATCATGAGTTATCTCATGCGATGATTGAGACATCTAAGCTCAACCAGATGCTAGCCGTAGATTTATTCCAGTTTGATGTGGGGACTGCGCTTCTAGAACACTTTAAGCAATTACAAAAAAGTGACAAAATCGCCGAAGCTCTATTATCGAGATATGGGGCGGAAACTTTATCGGAAATGGTGTGTGAATCTATTGCTGAGTATATGAGCACTTCGAAAACACGTCCGTTTGCACGTGAGGTGGTAGAATTAGTGAAGAAAGGAATGATGTAGTACCGTGAGACTGACAGAGGAACAATCTGAGTATCTCGAACGTCTTGACACTTATAAGTTCAAA